CATTTAAATCGGGGTATAGAAAATCGTATTGATATCCTGCAGATTCATATTCTTTTCTCTCTTTTTCTAATAGGTCTTTATCTTCTGGTTCTTTTTCATCTGATTCTTCTTTTTGTTGTTTATATTTTGATTCTTCTGATTCCTCTGGCTCTTTTGATTCTTCTGGTCCTTCTTCTGAAAAAATCGGTTCTTCTGTTATTAATTTAATATTTTCTTGAGAGAAATCGTCTGATTGTGATTCTTGTAAATCTTCTAAAACGTGTTGTATTTTATGTGTTTTATTTCGTTTCATTTTAGGATTTAGATTTCTAGTAAGTTGATTTTTTGGAACACATCTTTTAAGAATATGATCGAAATGTTCACCTTTTGGACATCTCTTTTTTTGTTGTTTTTCTTCTGATTTTTCTGCTTCTTCTGATGTTTTATTAACTAACTGATTATATAGTTCACCAATTCCCAATAAAGGTGCTGGTTCTATAATAGTTATTTTAGGTTTACATAACCCAGTAGCTTTATCATATATTTGACCAACTGGACATCTCTTTCTTTTTGTTTTTTGTTTATCTTTAGTTTCTTTAGTTTCTTGAACCATCCTCTTACATTTTATGGATATTATTTATTCATAAAATATCAGTATTTATTCGATTAACTTAATTTATATTTTAATAATGCATTATTAATATTCGTTAAAATCTGTCTTTTTTCTAAATTATATGGTCGAATACATTTCATACATTCTTCATATGTTTTCCATTCCATTTTACTAACTTCACTTTTATCAAAATGTTCTACTATTTTATTTTCTTCTTTTATTTCTTTTATATCATTTGATTCATTAACCATTTTCATTAAATAATATTTATTTTTATAAGATTTATAATTCGAACCAGTAAATATTTCTTCTATAGGCATAATATTTTCTATATTTCTGAGAGAATTAATCGGATATCCAGTTTCTTCTCTAAATTCACGTAAAGCACAATCATAATCTCTTTCAAAATGATTACGTCTACCTTTTGGAAATCCCCATTCTGGTTCATCCCATAAAGAATTATTTTTACATTCTTCCAAAATAGTTTCGAGAGAATAGAAATCATTTTGGAAAATTATACCGGTTTTTAATGAATTAAATTTTTCTTCGGATTGTTGTTCTTCTTGTTTATATTGCGATTGAACTGGTTTATTATTCCATAATTGATTCCATAAATATTTGAAATCGTGGGTTTCAATCATATTTTTTTCCGAAATACTCATCTCTCGAAATAAATTCAGCAGAAAATCTTTATTATAAATAGAATATTTACCACGAATAAAATCCATAAATCCATAGGTTGTATTTCTACAAATCATTAAATATTGTATCTCTGATTCTGTCTCTGTCCCTTCTGTTTCTTTATCGATTACTCTAAAAACAATAGTACCTATACTTAAAATCGGCATTTTACAGTGATGATACATATGTCCAGGTTTACCACAATTATTACAATATATTTTATTTTGGAATAGCGCCATAGCTATAGGTATAGATTATAGTATTATAATCCATCGTTTCTATATAGTTTCAAGTAAAATGCAAGACTATGATCCAATATTTGATCCGAATATTTGGGGGCCACACTATTGGTTTTTCCTAATGACTATCGCTTTTTCATATCCAGATACACCGAATGCCGTTACTAAAAGGAAATATTATGATTTTATTATGAATCTTCCAATTTTTATTCCGAATTCTGAAATTGGAAGTAGATTTAGTGTATTATTAGATAAATATCCAGTTACACCTTATTTAGATAATAAAGAATCTTTTATAAAATGGGTACATTTCATACATAATAAGGTTAATATAATTATTGGAAAAGAAGAAATCTCTTATTCAGAAGCATTTGACCGATATTTAGAAGAATATTTACCAAAACCAGTTTATTTATCCGAGAAAATTAAAATTAGTAAATATTATATTTTTATAGCGTTTTTATTGATTTGCTTTTTTTTAATTTATATTTATTGGTAGATTCTAAACGATATTGAATGAACAATATATATTATTCAGGAAAAGGAAAAATCAGGAAAAGGAAAAATCAGGAAAAGGAAAAATCAGGAAAAGGAAAAATCAGGAAAAGGAAAAATCAGGAAAAGGAAAAATCAGGAAAAGGAAAAATCAGGAAAAGGAAAAATCAGGAAAAGGAAAAATCAGGAAAACCAAAAAACAAAGAACAAATCTCTCGATATATTAAAAAGTATTAATATAACATAAAAAATGCGTATTGAAATAATTATTTTTTTAATTACTGCAGGATTAATATATAATCATTATACCGACGGAAAATATATTAAAATACTCGCTAGTTATAAAAAATATTATCAGATGGTAGGAATCGGGTTATCTGGATTATTTATTTATTGGCTTTATAAACGTAATCCACTTAATGCTGGACAAATGATTCTTGCATCAAATGAGTATCTTAAATATCTACCGATTGATAAGGGTACATCTAGTTTAATAAGTCCTATTCTGGATTTTACTGCAAAGCAGAATCATTATTTAGGACAAGGTAATTATCCATATTCTGATGAAGTACATCCAATAATATCTATGGCATCTACTACGCGTGGCGCACAAGCATATGCAGAGCGAAAGATAATGTCTTCAGGAGGTTCAGGACAACCAATAAATAATAATCTGTCGAATGTCGGAGTACCCATAAAAACAAAACGTTCTGTTAGCGAAACAAAAAAGAAATTTGTAGCTGCAAGACAAGGGTGGAAATGTGGCGACTGTCAAGAACAATTAAATGCGTGGTTCGAGGTAGATCATAAAATCCGATTAGAATATGGCGGTAGTAATCACGTAGATAATTTAGTAGCACTTTGTAGAGATTGTCACGGTAAAAAACCGACTATTGAAAATCTCTAAAATAAAAAATAAAATAGCAATATATATTAATTATAAAAATAATATATATCTATGAATTCAACTATGAATAATATAACTATAAATTATAATAAACCTATACAACCTACATTAAATGCTGATCCAGGACAAAAAAATAAAATATTTGCTGTAATATTAATTGCGATTGCAGTTATTTTTATAATTCTATATTCTAGACAAGATTCAAACTCATTTAATACAATATCATCTTATTTATATGCAATAGTAATAATAATATTATTATTTTTTATTTTATTATTTTTTTTAAATACATTTAATCCAGTTGAGAAATCAATGTCAATTACCTTTTTATTTGTAGTATTAATAATTTTAATTTCTATATTGATTGTTTCAAGTATTTCGAATTCTTCATCATCTAGTGGATTTATATTAAATGGTATATTATTAATAATTATTTTATTAGGTATGGCTATATTTTATATCACATTTTTAAATAAACCTGCACCTCGTAGTACTTGGACATCGTTTTTTATAAATTTAATTTTTTATATTCCTTGTTTAGTAAGTGATTTATTTAATTACTTAGTACGCGATTTTATTAGTACTCCAAAATCAGCACAACATCTAATATTAATAGAAATCGGATTAATTATATTTTATGTGGTTTTATATCCAAGAATAAAAAAAACTACTACGAATAATGGTGTAGTATTATTACACGACCCAGTTTTATTAAATGATGAGAAAAGTATAGATACTGAATTATATAAAAGTTTTTTTAATAAAAAGGAAGATCCAATAACGAATACAGTAACAATCGATTCCCCTTTCCGGTCTACATTTTCAATCTCAATGTGGATATATTTAAATATACAACCATTTACGCAATTATCATATTCAAAAGAGATCGATATTTTTGATTATAAATCACCTGATAAGGGTGATGATATTAGTGGTAGTAGTAGAAGTCGACCTATTTATAATAGCCATCCGAAAGTTACATATAAAAATAATAAAAATGGTCTAGATAAATATATATTTTATTTAGGAGTAAATGAGATAAATGAAACAGTAAAATATATGGTATCTTTACCACATCAAAAATGGAATAATATAGTATTTAATTATCGCGATGGTGCAGTAGATATATTTATAAACGGTGAGTTTGAGACAACTATATCATTACCAATACCGATTGAATTTTCGAATTATGATACTATAAAAATAGGTAATAATGATACTATGTTTAATAGTAGAAGTGGCGTATATGGATCAATATGTAATATAGTATACTATAAAAATATTCTATCTAAAAATGAAATCGTGAATAATTATAATTTATTAAGCGTTAATAATCCACCAATATAAATCGATATAAATCAATATCATTTTTTATTTATTTTTTTTAACTATATAGTATATAATTTATAAATATGAGTGGTTTAATAATTATGTTAGGAATTATTATTGTTTTAATTGTATATTATTTAGTAAAATATTATTTCTTTAGCTCTAAGGCTTTAGCTTCATATGTTAATTTACAAGATAATCCAGAAGATATTTCATCAAATGATATTGTAAACCCCGAATCAATATTGTATACATTTGGCTCTTGGATATATGTTAATAATTTTAGTAATGCAGTATTATATTCTTATACACTTGGTGGAAAGAGGGGATTAGATAATATTCGAAATATGAAAAGTATAGAGTTTATGTTAGCTCTAGGAGGTATTCCGATGGGTACAGATAATAATGCTAAAAATATTGGTAGTCCAGGAAGTCCCGTACTAACTGCTATGATTTCAGGAAATACAAATGGACCGCTTTCAAATACGGTAATTACAATTACGAATAATTTCCCTATTCAAAAATGGGTACACGTAGTAGTTTCAGTTGATACGATATATGCGGATTGTTATTTAGATGGAAAATTAGTAATTTCTAGTAGTTTAAGAACACAAATTACAAAAGCACCGCAATCTGCTCCATCTATAACATTTAAACAACCATCGAATATTACTTCTCCTGATATAATTATCGCTAAATTAACTCGATGGGACCATCCTTTAGACCCACAAGCCGTATGGAATGAATATTATGCAGGTAATGGCGTAAGTTCATCTGGTGGATTATCGGTTGGTTTATCTGTAACAAATGATACCGGTACAAATAATTATAATATTTATTCTAGTTAATTAATCATTTATAACAGTGAAGATTTACACCTTTGCACCTTTATACCAGTGAAGATTTAAAATGGGACGCCCTTTAGGGCGTCATTTCAAATCGTTACTGATATCTGACCCTTGAAGAATTAAAATGTCCCATTTTAATTCTTCAAGGGTTTAAAATGCCGATTATATTTGATAATTCCGCCTTTGGCGGAATTATCAAAATAAAAGGTAATTTATCGGTTGCAAAGTAACAGTTACCAAAGCACGTATAAAGAACTCCCACCTTTAGGTGGGCGTTTTAAATGTGCAATGGTGTAAAATATCCCATTTTAATTCTCCAAGGGTTTAATGCATAAATACGAATAAATTATATATCTATTCTATAATATATAATTCTTATGTCAGAACCGAGTATGTTAGATTCTATATCAAAACAAACAGGATCTAAACCTGCAAGTTTTGATAATTTACAAAAAAGTGCATCTGATAGTATGAATCAATTCTCTACCGCAGGTGCTGCAGCACCTGGTGCAAAATCCGATTTCTTAGAATCAAACGGTTTAATCGCAAAATTCGGATTTTTAATATTAGCAATAATCGTATTCTTAGTATTAGTAAATTTAGGAATCCGATTATTATATTATTTTATTAACCCAAAGGCATCTAAAGTAAAAATTATTAATGGTATGATTGATGGTAATAATTTTAAAGTTTTTACACAAGATCCTGCAAATGATAGTATGATAATTTATAGATCAAATGATCAATCTTCAGGAATTGAATTTAGTTGGTCTGTATGGTTAATGATAACTGGATTTCCTACAGTAACACATAGCACTTCACTTTTCCAGTCAGTATTTGTTAAAGGTGGTGGAACATATAATCGAACAGGTGTTTCTGCTATATCAAATGGTCCAGGCGTTTATATATCTACTGGAAAAATCGGTGATCCAAATACAATACGTATATTAATGGATACTGTTTCAGAAGCAGCATCTAATTCTAAACCACCAAGTCCAGAAATTGTAGATATCTCAAATATTCCTATTAATAAATGGTTTAATTTAATTGTCAGATGCCAAAATAAATATTTAGATGCATATATTAATGGTATTGTTGTTCATCGTTCAAATTTATTAAATGTACCTCTGCAAAATTATAACAGTGTAGAAGTTTGTGGTAATGGTGGATTTGTTGGAAAATTATCGGATTTAACTTATTATAATCGTGCTCTAAATATTGTAGATATTAATGGTATAGTTTATTGGGGTCCTGATACTAAAAACGCTGATCCATCTGTCGGTAACTATGGTGGTTATTATTTATCGAACTTATGGTATTCTTAGGTTAAGTAATCCTATATATTTTATAATAAAATATATAGTATATATATTTATGTCTGAATTAACCGATGTTTGTAATGATCTTGCATATCAAAATACAGTACTTATTAAAAAACGATTTGCATTAAAAAATATTCCGCCACAACGTTTAGATAACTTAGCACCTGCAAATAATCCATATTATCAAAATTTTACGCAGTCACAATTAGATATGCGACGTAAAGTAGAGGTTCTTAAATATAGTGCTTCTAAATCGAATACTAAAACAAATAATCTAACTAAATCACAATTATGGGCACAACTTGTAAATGGTTCGCAACAACAGCGTTCTTTATCACAAAGTTTTATTCAAGAAAATACAATATCAGGATTATCGAATAATACATCTACATTTATACAAACTTGTCCTTCTGGTACAATTATAGAAACACCTACATATGCGAGTGGCATTCCTGGACCTATTGTTAATTTATATTATGATCCAGCTATACCATTATATAATTATGCTACTAGTCAAAACACATATTCGCTTCTTAATAGTGCATTATCAACTATACCATTTATTTATGATAACAGTTATTCTCAAATAGATAACGTTTTATCTGTTTATAATTATGAATCTCAAAATTCGGCAGTTTTATCTTCTATATATATTCAAAATATTACGACTCCTACATATTCATTTACTATAGAATTCCCTATCAGTATTTTTATAAAAGCGAATATAAAAGCCGGTAAAAAACCGAGTGATATTAAACAGAAATATAGTATAAATATTACTTTAAATTCACCATTTAATTTAAATATACAATATGGTTATGAAAGAGTACAAAATGTATCGTATGAATTAGTTACAAGTATTACTAAATCGATTGATTTTGATGTTAGTATGAGTGATACTTCGAACTATTATTACTATGCGAATCAATATATTGGAATGTGTAAAATACAAAATTTTACTGTAAATGGATATTCTGGATTAACTACTGAAAAGGGATTTATTTATGATCTTTGTTTTAATTCAGTTGATAATTATGGAAATCCATTATATACTGTTTCATCAGCAAGTTCATCTTCCTATAAAACATATTTCGAGAACCCTACCTATGGCATCTATTTAAATGTATCTAATAATAGTATAAATCAATACGTAAATTGTACTGTTAGAAATCAAAGTAATTATCCGAGTTATTCAAATAGTACACCCTTCGTTATTTATTGATTCTGCTTCTTGGTCATCTTTCTTTATCTCCTGATCTTTTTTCTTTTCCTGATCTTTTTTCTTTTCCTGATCTTTTTTCTTTTCCTCCAGAATATATATTATTCTAGGTGTTTTCCATTCAATATCTGTAGTATGTGTTAATAAATCGTATTTATATTCATCTATACGATTATGTATAGTATCAATCATTCCTTTTATTAAATTACAGAATATTAATAGAGTTTCGAGAGAATCCCCGATTTTATTATGATAAATATATGAATCAAATACGAATTCTGGATATTTTAAATATATATTATATTCTTGAATTTGGATATTAATATTCGGGAAAAAATCGGTAGTTTCTGAGAGAATATTTAATTGTTTTATAACTTCTATAATATTTTTATATTTTTGGATATAATTCGAATTAAAATTATTAATCAATTCATTATCTGGGATTATTCTATTATAATTAATTTCACAAATATCATATAGCCATAAAATATCGGCTGAATTAATTTGTTCGATTGAACCCCTAAGATTTAATAATCGACTTTTCTCAAATAGATATTTATTATAGATATTATTTATTTGAGAAATCTCTCGATCTATCTCTTCGATTGATCCAAATTCTTGATATTCATAGGATAAAATTTCTTTAAATGAATAATCGTGGATATCGCCATTTTCAAAATATTCCATTTCTAAATCAATTATTTTATATTGTTCGGAAGTAAGTGTTTCTTCGAAATAAGGACCACCTCGTACATACTCATATCCATATAAAAACATATATTTTTTAATAATATTTATTAATTGAAATTCGTCTTGAATAATATATTGTTCTATAATATTTATTGGCTTATATTTCTTAACGAAATCATAATAAATTTCGCATTCTCTCATAATACGCGTAATATCGTATGATGAATCCGTTATATAAATAAAATATCGTTTTTGTTCTAATTCTAATACGGATATTATCTTTTGGTGATAATCTTTTGATTTTTCCTGTTTTTTATTTTCTTCCTTTAAATATGAATTAATCGATATATCTGATATTTCGGACATTTTATAAAATAAATAATATGAATTATTTAATATTATTTATTTATTATTATTATTATTATTATTGGTTTAATTATATGGACCTCTTTCAACAGAATATTCAGCCGCAGCATATGCTGGTGGTGCAGCATATAAAGGTGCATTCATCCCAGGAGTATTATTGATATATCCTCTATGAACTATATTTCCAGGAGCATTTACAATTTGATATTCGGCATATAGTTGATGGTCATAATCAATACCGTGTTGAGTATTTGGTAATGCAGATAAATCAATACGAGGTGGAACACCTAACGGTGTAGTCATATTAGGTAATACATTATGAGAGAAATTTGGATTTAAACAAGCGTGTTGGCTTGGATATATTTGTCCAGAAATACATTTATCTGCTTCAGAAATAGCTATACATCCACGCTTACCTTGATATTCACCTACTAAACACCAATTTGTTTTTGCTGAAGAAATCGGGTTTTGTATAGGATTTGTAGTATTATCAGGTTCGACTTCTACGTTTTCTTCTTCGGTTACACCATGATCATCTTGAAATTCGTGGTTATGGTCAGTTACGTCGTGTCCCTTATCTTCACTAGCTTTAATTAATAAATCACTTCCATTATGAATAGCCCCATTAGCTATATCTAAACCAGTTGTTGTTGTATCTTTAACGGCATCACCTGTAATTCCAATAATTGTTCCTGCAGAATATAGTAATTCTGCAATAAAATCATTAGTAAAACTTCCTAAACTAGTAAATAGTAAAATAATTACAACTAAAACTACAATTAGTACTGTTTTTCCGTCCATACCTCCTGTATTTGTAGGTTGTACTGATACTGTATTTTCCATAATATTCAATAATATATATATGAATAGAAAACAGTTTTCATAAACGATTAAAATAAAATATTTAAACCCTTGAAGAATTAAAATGGCGCTTCGCAGTACATTTTAATTCTCCAATGGTCAGATATCAGACGATTTGAAATGACGCCCAAAAGGGCATCCCATTTTAAATCGTCTGATATAAAATTAAAGGAAAAATATAAAAATAATAGATAAACAAGAAAATCAATATAGATACTTCGTTCAAGAATTAAATATAATTTATCATTAATAAATAAATGGGATTCTTTAATTTTGTCGAAACATTCTTTTTTATTAGTTTAGCTATTACCTTTGTTTTAATAATGATGCTTATTTATCATTTTAAAGAGAGATTAAGTACTTTAGAGAATAAAACTGAGAAAATTATGGAGATAGTAAATAATTTATTTAATGAATTAACAAAGCAAATAGCTATAATAAATTCATTAGGATTACAAATAAATTCAAATATTGATTCTATTAATCAAAATCAGTCAAATACTCAAAACCAGAATATTCGTTTAGTAGTATCTGATAATGAAGAAGATTCAGATGACTATGATTCTGATGAATATATTTCGGAAGATGATTATGAAGAGGATGAAAAGGCAATAAAACATATCCAAATACATTTAAGCGAAAAGGTTGATACTGATTTTAATGATTCTGTTGTTGAATTAACTGAACCAACTGATTCAATTGAAGTTACTGAGCCTACTGAGCCGACTGAACCATTAGAATCAACCGAATCTACTGATAATCTAGATATTGATATTAATGAAATTATTGTTAAAAAAATTGACGAATCCGTTGATAATGAATCCGATAATGAATCGGATGAAAAAGAATCCGAAAATAAATCTGTAAATATTAATCCTGTAGAAGTATATCGTAAAATGGATATTGTTGAATTACGTGCTTTAGTTATCCAGCAAGGATTAGCAACAGATGTTAAAAAAACGAAGAAAGTTGATTTAATTCGCCTTTTAACGAATACTTTAGAATAGGTCATTACAGATTCCACAATTGTAATTTACAACTAACTGCATATATGCTTTATATTTATATATTAAGGAATATATACATATGTATAAAACGAAACTGTCTCTTACAAAATCATATTCTTCATCATCTGATTCTTATTCATCTGATTCTTCATCAGATTCTTCTTCAACTGATTATTGTTTATCATACTCTTGTTATAAATATAAAAAAGATCCTACGGGTCCTACGGGTCCTATCGGACAAACAGGTGCTACTGGACCAAACAATATATTAGCAGCAGCCGATTTTTACGCATTAATGCCTAGCGATAATTCTGCAACTATTGCACCAGGCGCAAATATTGAATTCCCAAATAATGGACCAAATCAAGGTTCTACAATATCGAGAATTACTGCATCTACATTTAATTTAACGAATATCGGTACTTATTTAATACAATTTCAAGTAAGTATTGATGAACCTGCACAATTATGTATTGTAATAAATACGGTCGAACAACCATATACAGTAGTTGGACGTTCTACAGGAACAAATCAAATAGTCGGATTATCTTTAATTACAACTATTAGTGAGAATTCGGTTATTAGTATTTGTAATCCTGTCGCTGAATCAACCGCTTTAACAATAACTCCTTTAGCGGGAGGTACAGAATCAGTATCCGCACATTTAGTAATTTTACGATTATTTTAACTTGACTCTAAAAATATATTATATATAATCTATATAATATGTCTTATTTATCTTTATCTTGTGCATATCCTTTAGATAATACTACAGATTTAGTTATACCGAGATCAACTTTAGGATATGGCGCTAACCCTGTTTATCCTGGATTCCCCCCACTAATGTGCGATGGTCGTACGATTGTTGCATCGGACCAACCTGAAGCCGTCTTAAATAATATGATTATAAAAGATTCGGGTGTCCAAAGTAACTGGGAGTATAGACGCTACCTTACAAATTCTGCTAAGGATATTATGAGATATAATTATCGCGAGGCCGCAAATGATGTCGGTTATTTTAGACGTTATGATGATACACCGAGCCATTATTCCGTACCCTTTAATTATCCCTCTTTTATTAGCCAAGAAAAACCTACTGGATATCAATCGAGCGATTTAAAGCAGGTATATTTATCGAGAGAACAATTAGAATCGATTAAGGTTTCACCTGTTATTACACAAGAACAATTAATGAAATTAGGAAAAGAATAAATCAATCAAAACAATATATAAAGAAATATATAATTTTTATATAGAATCAGATTGGCGCAGACACTTCGTAGTGAAGTGCGTTGTGTTCAAAGGTCGGAGGATCGAAACCTCTATCTGATACTTTATTATATTTTATTTGATATAATATAATAAAAATATTTATACTACATCAGTAATTATTTTTATAAGGTTTTCTCTCGAAATAAATATAAATAATCTATTTATATTTATTCAATGTGTAACTTCGAGAGAATTATTAGTTTCGATATTGGAATAAAGAATATGGCATATTGTATTATTTATTTAGGAAATAAGGAAGATCGAAAATTTATAATAGAAGATTGGAATTTATTGAATTTAATGGATAAAGACGAGAGAATTACAGAATATTGTACGAATTCTCTCGAAAATAAAAAAAAAGGAAACAAAGAAACCCAAAATAAAAAACAGAAAAAAGATAAAAACAAACAAAAGAACATAGTAAGACTAGAGAATTTTCTAGTAGGTTCTAAAGAATCGAAAGAATCAGAAATAAAACAATCCGAATCTATCAATATTAAATCTAAATGTGGTAGACTAGCAAAATATAAAAAATCGGGGGAATTCTTTTGTGAAAAATGCGCGAAAATACAATCCCAATATTTACTTCCAAAAAAGAATTTCCAAAGTTCTTCTCTCAAAAAAATGAAAGTAGATGATTTAAAACAGTTATATAGTGAATATATTATTCAGGAAGAAGAAAAAAATAATGAAAAGCCCCTAATAAAAAAGGATTATATTGAGGGTCTCGAGAGATTTTTCAAAGAAAAATGTCTAGAATCTATTCTTGAAACAAAAACAAAAACAGCGGGACAAACCGATTTAATTACTATTGGAAAGAATATGAAATTATTATTAAATCAAGTACCAAATATCGATTCTATAACGAAAGTATTAATCGAAAATCAAATATCGTCAATTGCTACAAGAATGAAAAGTATTCAAGGAATGCTAGCGCAATATTTTATTATGAGAAATACGGATACGGATATAGAATTTATTTCATCTTCTAATAAATTAAAAGAATATAAAGCTGAGGAAACTAAAGAAAACAAGGAAATTAAAGAAATCCAACAAAAAAATGAATCAAACGAATCAAAAGAAAAAGAAATAAAAGGACCAAACGAAAAACTAAAAAAAGAGACCCAGCAAAAACAAAATTATAAAAAGAATAAAAATGATGGGAAAATCGCAACATTAAATATTCTGGAAAATACAGAAGAATTAAAGAAATGGATACCTTATTTTAATGAATGTAAGAAAAAGGACGATTTAGCCGATGCGTTTTTACAAGGACTATGGTATCTTAAAAAATAATTATTATTTATATTATTATATAAATAATATATGGATATCACATTTGATCAATTATTCTCATATTGGTTAGTCGCGTGGTTTTTATTATTTTATGCCGTTCATAAAGACGGTAAAAAAGATAAAATACCATCGCCAAAATTCGGATTTATTTTAGCTATAATTACAAATATTTTTGAAATTACATCGCTTTTTAAAATAAATATTGGGTTAGGGCAACTCATTAAATATGGAGTAACAATCGCATTATTTAAAATTCTACCACTTTATTTATTATGGGATATACCTTTAAAATTACCGCGTGATATTTTCATTTTTATATTCGCGTTTTTTATTTATTTTATATATTTACACGCGATTGGAACCAGTTTAGCCGAAATATATAAAGAAACAAATAAATCTCTCGAAACCAATGGCGGTCATACACCATTCTATAGATTCGTCGATTGGATCTCTAGTAAAATAAATTATAAATAATATATATAAATGAAACAGAATTTTAGTAATGATATTTTAATGCGATCTATTAAAATAGTTGATATTGGATATATTGCTATTATTTATATAATATTTGCAATCATATTATCTCGTATAGTTGATGAATATATGGGAGAATTTGATGAAAAAAAAGAGGAAAATAAACCATTATGGCAAGTTTTTATTGAATTTATATTAATTTTATGGTTATATGGTGTTATTATTTATATTGCACGTAATTTAGCGGAATTAATACCTTTTCCATTAAATGGATATAATGGATTTGATCATTATCGTGTTAAAGAACTTTATAATGCAAGCATATTTACACTGACATTTTATGTATTTTGTGATAATTTAAAACAAAGATTATCATTATTTGATAAAATCGTTAAAAAAGAGCTTGATAAACGTAAACAGAAAAAAAATCGTTAAATATAAACGCATCTTTTATTAATAAAATAATTATGTAATCCAGAAACTTCAGAAATAATATGTAATAAAAATCCGATTAAAAAAATAATTATATATTTTTTTTTAATTATTATTGATAATCCCGATCCTAAAATAGCAAAAAGGATTCCTTCGAATAGATTATCCATTATTGATGGAAAACCCGTATTCGCGGAAGGGCTCTTATATTTCTTACAATAAGCAGTTTGTAATCCGAGAATATATCCGAAAAGGTGTTTTATAAATCCTAAAATAAATAATAATACTAGAAATGGGATATCCTTTATAGGTTTATAAATAGTAATTAGAGAGAAATATAAAACGAGAGAATAAATACCTATAAATATTGCTTCTATAACATAATACATTTCGGTTATATTAATAAGATATTTTATTCTTTTATTCTTCAGATTCTTGTGATCCTTCTAATAAACTAGGTATTTTTTTTCTATATTTTTGGATACAAGCTCTACGTTGATCGAAAATTTTTATTTCGGTTTTATTCATTTTTTTCAAATTTATTGGTTTCTCTCGAATCTCTGTTTTCTTTTTTTGATTTTTTTCTTTTGGTTCTTTTATTTGTTTTTCTTTTGGTTCTTTTATTTGTTTTGGTTCTTTTATTTTTTTCTCTTTTGGTTCTTTTAGTTTCTTCGGTTCTTTTATTTTCTTCGATTCCTTTTCTATTGGTTCTATTATATCTGTTGGCTCTATTATCTCTCTTTCCTTTTTTTTCTCACAAATACCAGTTATTGGATTTCGATGTTCTCCTTTTGGACAACGTTTTGTTTTATTTTTCGGCGATTTCGGCGACGATTTTTCTTCTACTTTCTTCGATTTAGGAGGCATCTCTATATTATTCATAGAAAAAAATATAATATTCATTGCGTAGAACTTAAAAATATTTAGTATATATTTAACATAACAGAATGGAAGTTATTGATATTGGATTAAGCGATTTAGAACCTATTGATTTAAATTTTGATACCCCATCTTCATCCGTAAATTTCGGTCCAGGAATCGAATTATTAATGAATGAAAAGAAAATGTCGTCGTCTGCATCTACAAATGCTGATTTAGGCGATTTAGACCGTCTAGAATCCGAATTAAATGAATTATCTTCAGGAAATTACTCTAAACCAGCCGATTCGAATACAAAATCAATTAGCAATCTCGGTGGATTCGGTTCGGTTTTCTCGGATATGTTCGGTTCTTCATCTGCCTCTAATAATAATGATAAGATAAAGGTTGATATTAATGATTCTACCGATTCCAATTTAGGACACGCTACCGCAGATAGTATGGGAAATACGAAAACTTGGGATGGATTTACTAAGCTTGGTGAAGTACCTGCGACTTCTACCAAAGTACCATTATCTGACAGAGAAAAACGCCGTAAGAAGCGCGCTATGCTTCAAAAATTAAATGATTGGTACGAGAAGGGACAAACGAAACATAATTCGCATTTTACTATGGATTCGAGCTACGAAGAAATCGAGGATGAATATGAGACAGCACTAGAGGATAAGCGTAAAAAAGATAGCGTAAAGTTACAGCAATGGTGGTTTATGACCTTTGTAAATTCTCTCGAATATGCGAATTCTGCATTTAATCCATTTGATATTAATTTAGATGGCTGGGGTGAACAGGTTAGTGAGGATATCGATTCTTATGAAGAGATATTCTGTGAATTACACGAGAAATATAAGGGCGGAAAATTATCGCCCGAATTATCTCTCCTTTTAAGACTCGGATTTTCAGCAGCAGTAGTGAATTTCTCGAATAAAGCACTTTCATCTGCTACACCGGCATTTAATGATGTTATTAAACAGAGCCCGGAATTAATGCGAATGTTTACGAATGCGACCGTAAATTCTATGGCTAGTTCCTCTCCTGGATTCGCCTTTGCGAATAATTTAGTAAATGAACAAGGACCACAACGTAATATGGGGCCGCCCCCTGCACCACAAGATCCAAAGACAGTACCGCCGCCACCGAGACCTGGACAGATGAACCAGATGAATCAGATGCAATTTCAAGAACGACCTGGACATCCGTCATTTGCGAATAACACATCAGATAGACCCGATATTGCTATGGCTCGCGGTTCAATGTTCAGAGAACAGGGTGTAGATTTAAATAGCTATGAATCCGTAAATCAGAAACCTACGACACTACCACAGTACCAGAGACAAGAACAAAACCAGAGACAAGAACAAAACCAGAGACAAGAACAAAACCAGAGACAAGAACAAAACCAGAGACAAGAACAAAACCAGAGTCAGAGACCCGAAATGCGCGGACCACAGAATACAGATATAGATAATATTTTATCTGGATTAAAAACAAAGACAGTCGATATTCACGCAGAGAATCAGCAATATAATGGCGACGATTCAGTTATATCAATTGCATCTTTAAAGGATATGCAAAGTAGCTCGATCCCTAAGAAATCAAAAAGAAAGAATAATAATTCGAGAAACACAATCTCATTAGATATCTAAAAAATGAACCCAATAAATATAATATTCGAATAATATTATATTCAGGAAAAAATCCAGGAAAAAATCCAGGAAAATTCAATAAAATAAAATAAAAAATCAAATATTCATTAAAGAATTACATAGATTCGTAGCATTCGGAGAACCTAATCCAGTTGGTATATCATATCTAGTTATCGCATTATATATAGTAGTTCCAGTACTATTTCCTCCAATTGAGCCATTATCTGAACCAATAATTATATCATAAAAAATACTGGAATATTGAGTAGGGTTAGGGTAAATTGTTTTATATAAAAAATTTTGTAAATTATTTATAGGTGGTATATTAATTAAATTATTTACAGTATTAGGGTTCGTACTATAAACTGTAGTTAGTGCGGATTTTCCTAAATTAAATCTCATTTGGTTTGCTAAAGAGAGGATACCTGCGAAAATCGGGGTAGATACAGAAGTACCCCCTACGCCATACCAATTTCCATTATATACTGAATAAACACACGTATTCATATCTGCAACTAATGATAAATCTGGTATAACACGATTATTATGTGTAATATTCGTTATATTCGATTGATAATTCGGCTGTTTTATAATACTAGAATACCCACATCCAGCGATTTTACAAGGATATTCTGTTCTTTCAGGATTCGTAATGGGATTCCATATAAGTGTCGTTCCTCCGACTGCAATACAATTACTGTTTGTTGCCGGCCAAGAAACTATATTATTATCTCCAGTTGCTGCACAGTAACAAACCGACGTATTTATAAAATTCGAATTATATGGTAAAAGAGATGTCGATTCGGAAGTACCCCAAGACATCGAAATCACATCGGATTTAATAGTATTAGTAGCATATGTAACTGCAGTGATTAAATCCGTTAATGAATCCGATTTTGCTTCTACTACCCAAATATTCGCGTTCGGATTCATAGTACAAACTAATTGAACATCGAGACATTCTTCCTGTGCCCATCCCGAGTTAAAAGTAGCACCAAGCATTGTATATATATTTATAGCTGGTGGTGTAGAATTTGGTCCAAAATTAATCGGATTTTGCCAATAGGTTAATAGATCAGATTTCAAATTCGGATATGTAAAAGCGATAATTACAGCGATAGTAACCTTTTTTGAAGAACCAGAAGCAGTTATTGTTGGTAAATTATATAGGGTTTTTATTTGGAGACCACTGAAGTACTGTGGGGGTATAGTAGCAATCGAATTCGATGATAAATTCGGTTTTACATACGGCTTTAAAAATGTTTTCATAGTTATGTTTTCAATATCTTTCGGGTCTCTATAGAAGACTCTACCGAATTTATCAGTAAAACAAAGTTTCATTATATATAATAAACATATTTTTATTTCATAATTGAAAGAATATAAAATAAATTTTATATTCTGTTTATAATTGAATTTTTAAAATGGAAAGACAAGAAACAGAAAATATAAATTTAAACGAAGAATCGAGAGAAATAAATATTTTAGAAAATATTATATTCGATTTATTCTTTTGTTTAAGCCGAACAGTTAATAGTTTTAAACAATGCTGGAATTATTTATATGATAATTATGAGTGTTTTCAAGAAACTACAGATACGATATCTTATTTAAGTACGTATACTTGTAATACGATTTATCAAAAACGTACCGAACCATTTGAAGTATATTGGTGGTCAATATGTCGAATTACAGAAAAAGAAACTCTAGAAGAGATTATATTATTCGAGAAGCCATTTTTTGTTACAGAAAACGATTTTATTATTTATCATTTTATAGATTTTTATGCTTGTTTTTATAATCGGTCCAATAATAATCGGTCCAATAATAATCGGTCCAATAATAATAATTCAAACGAACAATCGGTCGAATTATTCGAGAGATGGAATTTAATTAATCCAAAAAAATCGAATATTCGATTTCTCTCGATCCAATATACCCATCCCGAATTAGAGGAACCTGTCGAATTAAATTTAGAAAATCAATGGTATTTCATAGGTAATGAATTACTCGGAAAAATACATATTTTAAGAATATTAGAATATCAGTTTAGTAAGAGCCAATATATATTTGATGAGAGATATATATTAAAAATAATCGATTCGAATATAAATATTTTTGAAATAACCGCGGAACAATATATACGATTAGAACAAGAATCGTATGAAGTTATTGGTTAACGACGGGTTTTACGATATTTACGTTTATGTGTTTTTCTGTTCTTTTTATATCTACGTTTTGTAGATTTAGATTTACGTTTAGATTTACGCTTACCACCATTAACAGAATTATAAACCTCATTACCAAGATTTAAGAAATCCGATTTTAATGGTCCGTCAGCTATGACTGGTCTTATATTTTCTTCAAGATATGTTGGCTCATTTGTAAGTAAATATGCTTCAGGTAAATTGGTTCCAGTTGTATATTCAATATTATCTACAGTACAACATAACTTATTAGTAGATTTATTTAGATAAATACCATATGTAACTTTAAATGTTTCTTTATCAATAACTGGTTTCATAACATTATGTTTATTAATATCATAATACTTAATTTTATTTACAGAATTAATAGCATATTCATTATATGTATTCATAAAACTGTATAATGATGGCTTATTTACAGGAGTAAGAGTCTGAATTTTTTTATCTAATAAATCTTTTATTTTAGTAGTAAAATCATTTAATTCTAATTGATTACTACTATTTAAAAGAGAACTAATATTTTTACTATTAAATGGTATGCAAACATCTTCACCTGGTATTTCTCCTGTAAATTCACTGATAGTAACCTCACAAGGGCTTATATATAATAATTTATGTTCATTATTTCCATCGCCTAGTAATAAATGAAAAGATACAGTTGCTTTGAAGTTTTTAGAATTAATTTCAGCAATATCTCTTTGTGTTTTAGCAATATTTGTATCTATTACTTTTTTTTCTTCTTCTAGTTGTTTAATTCTGTCTTCGTGTTGTTTTAGTTCAGCCGCAGCTGCGTCAGCTTTAGCTTTTTCTGCGGCAGCTTTTTTTTCGGCTTCAGCTTTTGCTTCAGCATCTGCAACAATTCGAGCTGCTTCCTCAGCTTCTGCTTGAGCTGCGTCAGCTTTAGTTTTTTCTTCTGCAGCTTTTTCTGCTGCAACTCTTTCAGCTTCAAGTCTTTCTTGATTCGCTTTTGCTTCAGTTGCTAATCTTTGTTCTTCTGCTTCTGTATCTAGTTTCTTTTTTTCTTCTTGTGCATATTCTTGTTGTAAAGAAAGAGATGCTTTTAATATAGCAGTAACTGGAGAAACTACGAAAGTTGAATCCGTATTAACATCTTTTTTATCTAAAGCATTAAAAGCATTTTGTATATCAGTTTTTGTATTTTTTCCATCATTCCCATAGTTTACATTTGCATATTTAGTAATAATTCCTTTAATTTCTGTTTTTTTAGACTCATCAATATTTAATGAATCAACACCTGTATTTAATGTGTCTTGAATATATTTTTTAAATACTTCAATATCTGTTTTACCAGATTGATCAACTGGTATATTTACTTCATTTCCATCTTTATTTTGGATTTTAGTATTATTTTCACTTCTGTTCATGTTAAATAATCCTGTACCTTTATAAGCTAATATTTTTTCTGGTAAAATCGAATATGATAAAATAATATTCTGATCTAAATATTTTTTATCATTAGTAAATTTATTATTTACTGTATTTTTAAAAACTTCGAAAGTATTATTTTCAGTTGTTAATTTAACAGGAGCAGGAGCAGGAGCAGCATCAGGAGCAGCTTCAGGAGGATTAGCAGCAGCTTTAGCAGGATTAGCAACAATAAAACCAGGAACAACAGGAGCAGCAGAAGGAACAACAGGAGCAGGAGGAGCAGGAGGAGTAGGGTAACAAGTATCATAGATTTTTTTTAAACCTTCTTCAAAAACAGATTTATTTACTGATTCTCCTTTTATACTTCTCAAATATTCAATAATTTTTTTTTTTATATTTTCATCATCACTACAAATATTCGTAACAAACTCAGCAATTATAGGATTATTTAATGATGAAATATTATATTTGTTTGTTTTATTATCAAATTTTATTGGAGGAACATCACCTTCCTTTTTTATATTTTGTAATTTAGTTAACAACTCTTGAAAACCGATTGTTGTCATTCTTATTATATAATATATCCCTATAAATTATTCCTAACCATCCTAAAAAACCATATAAAGCTTTTATAACAATATTTATATAAGGATA